ATAATAAACTCCAGAAAAATTGCTACCTGGGTGCACATGTTTATTGTTAAAATTATGTTTATTATTTTTGTTTATCCACAAATTTATTAGTTCAAACTTTGTTTTTACTTTTAATGTAAAGTTATCACTTAAAACCTTAGCTGCTTTTTTAAGAATATTTAAATTAATAGTTTCATTTCTTATTGAATCTGTTTGAAAACCACCTACATTCGATATAAAAATTGATTTACCTTTTTTTTCTTCAGTTGATAAAACTTTTAATATTTCTTCGTCCACCTCTTTATTTAAAAAATTATCTACAAAAATAGAATCTGTAAAAATATTTACTCTAGCCATTCTCCTGCGATCTATTTATCAATGCATAAGATATTACACCTTTAACTACACTTGCCGTAGCTGCTTGAAATTTTAAACCATCACTTTCCTCTAATATTAAAACTTGTCCCGCAGCTTGATCAGTTTGATCTGCAGTCATACTATTATGATAGAATTCATAATCAGTTGAAGCTGAGTTATCCCTTAAATACATTTCAACTAAATTGTTACTGTTATGTTCGTTAGTTACAGAAATACTTTTAACTAATGCTCTTGATGATGCATCAATAGTAAGAACAGTAGTTAAGTTTGTAGTTTCTAAAAAGAAACCTTGATTTTTATATTGTATTGTCATGATAAAAAGAAGTTAAAGGTATCCTGTTCATTTTTCAAGTCTTGTTGATAAGAAGTATTTAACTTATCTTGCATCGTTCGTAAAGACTGAGTAACTTGTCTTTGGTTTTCTTCTGTGTACTGAGGAGTGGGTTCAGGTATTATTATATCTACTCTAGCCATTATTAATATCCTGAGTGTAGTCCACCGGCTCCAGACGTGTGTCTAGATGGAGTTGAAGAAGTTGATTTTGTAGAAGTTGTCTTTGGTCCAGGATCACCACCTCCGCCTTGTGGACTACTTGTAGTTGTTTGTCTTTGCATGTCTCTGATAATATCTCTTTCAATAGCTTTTTGTGCTCTATTGTTTCTTAAAATACCGGCAAGTCCTTTTGCTGAGTCTGGTAATAATGAACCTACTGTAAAAGCTGCTGTAAGAGGATTAGAAAAACCCATAAGATTATTTCCTCCAATAACTGATTTTAAAATATTCCCTTTTAATCCATCAAGTCCTAATTTTTTAATAGCAAAATCTGTAACTAAATTTTTACCAACATTCTTTGCTAACCCCTTAACATCTATTGGTGGCATTTGTCCAACAAGATTATTTTCAACCATAAGGTTTTCATTAACAGGTGCAGTGTTAATAGCTGCAATGCCATTTACAGGAGATGGTTCATAGCCACTAAAGTTAGGATCTTGTGTGATGGCTCTCTCTTGATCTAAAATTCTTTGTGTAATAGGGTCCATTATCCTCTCATTCCATCTGGTTGTACATCAGCTCTAAAAGTACCATATCTCCAACTTTGATCTGTTGAAAGGTTAGCTACCTTCACGCTAGCAAATCTTGATCTGGCACGTGTGTCTACTTTATCAGTAGAGCTTGTTATTGTAAATGGCCCTAAAGGTGAACTCGCTGCTGTACTTGTTGGGTAATTTCTTAAATTAATTGTAATTTCAGCATTTCCTACAAGTCTTTTAAAATCAGGTATAAATCTTCTTATACTCAAAAACATTTCACCTTCTCCTAAATCAAAATCACCTGATTGTATAAATGCAGGTATTGCTGTTTTGTTACCGACACTATCGACCTGATTTACACCCACCTCATGAGCATAATAAGTTGAAGCACCATTTGTATTCGTAACTCCTTGAATAGTTGGGAATGTGGGAACTGCCGTGCTATCAAACTCTGTTGCATAAGGATTGTCATATAAAGTTGCATCGTGAAAAGAAGTTCTTGCTAAAGAACCTGTTGTCCAAGCATTTTCTGTATAGTTATAAGTCACTACTCTATCTACTAACTCAGAACCACTCTTAGGATAAAACCAATTTATTTCTTCATATAAATGATTAAGACCTGCATACACTTGTTCTCCTGCACTATAGTTAATTCCTAAATTATTTCCTGTATTAGTAAATACAAAATCTTCAACTAAACATGGAATTGATTTAACTGTTCCATCAAATACAAAAAAACCTCCTGCTTGTCCCATCCACCAAACTCTTCCGTTGACATAATGTAAAGCGTGTTGACCAATCAACCCACAGTTACTTCCAACTTGTCTTATAGAAAAAGTAAATGGAGGACCTACGAATTGCATTACGTATGCAGAAGTATCTGTTAAAATTAAAATGTAATCTTTACCTTTAGCAGCTCCTACAATTTTTACCCCAGAGTCCAACCTAAAAGTACCAGCAGTGTTAACTGAAGTTGGTGCATATTCAGATATATTCTCTTGATCAGAAAATCTAATGAACATTTTATCTTGTGTAGTATCATCTCCAATTGTTGTTTCTGTTCCTAGCACTATTAAATGTCTATCTCTATCAGACACAATAGACATTACAGATCTTGTTGGTGCTCCACTTACAATTGTTGCTCTTGTTGTTAAAGCATTTGGCTCTGCATTTATAGGGTTCCAAGAGAAGGTTTTTCCGTTTTTAATTGTAGCAATCATGACTTGACCAAAATTATCTATTGACCATGAAGCAGGATCAATGATTAAATTACTAGTTGTTGCGGGAGATCCCCAGGTTCCCCTTCCCCATGTACTTGTTCCCCAACCATATCCGGCTGTTGCATTAAGTGGTCCAGGCTTAATATATGGATTTACTGTAGCTGCACCACTCGCTGATGTGGTTGCTGATGCAACACTAGCCATTGTAATTGTAAAGCTGTTCGCTGAAGATGTAATTACTTCAAATGTATTTGTTTCAAAATCTGATGCTACATATCCTGCACCACTCGGAGGAGTTACTGAGGTGAATGTAAACAGATCCCCTGCCAATAGACCATGCCCTGCTTTATTTACTGTGACGGTTGCCGATGTATCTGTGGTATCGAATGTACAACCCGTTAATGCTGTATCTAGTGGAGTGATATCATAAAAACCGCCTTCATAATAAATTAATAAAGCTTTATTGGTTCCTAAAGCTGCGTATCTTCTTCCATCTAAATCAGCCCATACTAGTTGTTTTCTCACGGCTCCAACTAAAGTATCTGATGTAATCTGCTCCCAACCACCTATTTTTTCAGGAGAACCGTATCTAAATCTTACAAAATCCCCATCAGTCCACTGACCTTCTGCTCCTGTGTCTGTAACTTGTTTATTGAATCCTGGTGCTATTTGTATGTTTGTTAAAGGCATAGCGTATTATACCTTAATTTTAATAGATGTTAAAGGTTAGCTATTTAATCTTTTTTTTCGGGTTTTATGTCGTAATCCATGTAAGATTGTAAATTTTTTAAGGAACTATCTAATTTATTTACAGAGTCACTTGAAATTTCAAATAAAGTTTGACCAAACTCTTTAACTCCCTCAAAATCAAATATAATTCTTCCGTTCTTATCAATTACATCAATTTCTTGATCAGTAAATTCAAAGTCACAGGATCCGTCTTTATGTTGTTTTATTTTCATATTTTTTATTTTGTTTCAAATAATATATTCCCTGAAATAGAAATTCTTTCATCATCAGTATCAAAAAATGGATATACTTGATGTCTTAATTTTGAAGGAAACAATAATATTGTTCCTTCATCTTTTTTTGACAATATTATTTCCTTTTCTTTTGTTTGTCCTAAAATATCATTATATATAAAAATAAATTTATTTTCAGTAGGTATTTGCAACCATATAACAAATGAAAATAAACCATCGTGTAAATGTGAGGGTATATGTTGGTGTTTAGTTTGATAATTGAACCAAGCTTTTGTTAACTTTAATGGTACATCTTTTGTTAACAATGGAAAAACAAAATAATCATTATTTTTAATTAAAAATTCTTCAACTAGTTTATTCAAATATTGACCAAGCTTATTAAAATTTTTTATGACATAAAAGTGTTTGGCAACACCAGCATTTGTATTAGTTAAACCTGAAATAAATTTATTTTTTTGATCTTTATTAATTGATTCATTTTTCAAATTTAAAAATAATTCTTCAGGAACTTTATCTTTTATAATTTCAATATTTTTAAAATTTACATTTTGAATAGTGCTAATTTTTTTTTCTTTTTCTTTTTTTCTTCTTATTGCTTCATAATCAATATATATTTTTACAAAATTATTAAGTATGTGTTTAAAATTTTTTGCACTAAAATTTAATTTTTTATCTTTTTTAAGTGTTTCAATATCATAACTTGAAAACCATAGTTCAGAACCACCATCTTTTCTTGTTTTAAATATCATCGCTCTTGTCCTAATAATTTTCTTTTATCTAAATACCAATCTTTATTATCACCTTCAGCATCTACATAATGTAAAAAAGTTTGGGCATGCCAATCTCCTTTAAATTCTTTTCTAAAATGCTCTAGTTCACAACCAAGGTATACTACAGCTTGACCTGGCTTCAAGTCATAAGAATTTCCATCCATATAAATAGGCCAAGACGTTCCGTCTGATCCTAACATTACAGTAACACTTATTTCACAAGAAGGCCTATCTTTATGTTTTTTTAAATCTGCATTTTTAGTATACATTCTCCAAAAAGCATAGGTAGGTAATAGTGATAACTTAGTAATTTCTTCCATTTTTTTTTGTTTTAAAATCATTAAAGAATCCATTAAAGGATCTCCGTAAAATCTTGTATCCGCATTATCACTTTGATGAAAATCAAATTTAGTAAAATTATTTCTATGCTTTGTCATGCAATACTTATTAATTATTTTTACTTCGTCATTACTTAAAAAGTTATCAATAAGTTTATATTTGAAATCTTTTATAGAGCCCAACATACTAATGAATACCTTGTCCCTTCTGTTACGGGCATAACTGTATGTGGATAAAGAAAATTGCTTGGCCACAATATAAATCTGTTAGTTTTTACTTCTATTTTTTGCTCTTCTTTTCTATCTGCGCTTCTAAAACATAACTCACCACCTTTATAATTATCATTTAATAAATAAACTCCACTTATAGTTCTTGGAAATCCGGAACAATGATCAGTATGGTATTTGTAGAAACCACCTACTTCATATTTTAATATTTCAATAGTTTGAATAGTATCAACATTCATAACAACATTTGTATCTTGTTTATATTTTTCTATTAATTCCCCAAATAAAGAACAAATAAAATTGTACCAATGAGCTTCTGTTAATGATGGTGTATTATTATTTATATTTAAACCACTTACGTTTCTTTCGTTTGTGTTTATAACTTGTTTGTTTCCTATTGACACACCTGCTGGTTTATATTCTGCTTGATTAGCAAATTTAAAAAAATTGCAAAAAATTTTCTCAGGTACGACATTGTCATAGATTTTAATAAAATTTTTTAACTCCATGATTTTTTAATCCAGGATGCTGTTTTATATACGTTGATACTAGAAAGGTAGAAAAAAATTTTCTTAACAGAGGGTTTTTTTTGTGGAGTTATTTTCATTTTCCAATTATCTCTTTTAAAAGGAAATACTTGTACATAAGGAGTTCCTTTTTTTAAAGTGGTGTTTAAAGTTTCGTACTTATCCCCATTAAAAACAACTGGAAAATTTACCTCTTGATAAAATCTATCTGTATCCACTATTCCAGGTAAAATAGAAAAACGATCATCTTGGTTATTCATCGGTGGTAGAAATAAACAAGAATACCCAGGAGGTGTTTTTATAGTCCAAGGGTTAAGTATTTTGTGAAAACTAAGTCCTTTATTTTTTTCAATCAAAGGAGAATCACCTAATTGTTGTATCGGATGAAAAGATGGTCCTTGTTCTCCGATTAGATTTAATTGCTTACTTTGCAATGTAAGTAAAGTTATAGGATTTACAAATTGATAAGAATCTGGAACACCCTCTTCATTTTTTACATTATGACTAATTACTATGTCTTGTGCAATTTTCAATAAATAACCAGAAGTAAGTGTATCTAAAAAAGGCATACAACCTTTTATCGTTTTGTTATGGTAAGAGTGTTGTAGTTTTTTGTACCATTCAGGTATATTGTTTTTTATAGGGGTTGGGTAATCTTCTTTTAAATCACAGTATTCTTGAGGCGCAGAAAACTCAATAATTTTTTTGAACATACCTATTTATAGTTATGTTATAGTATATTACAATTAAAAAAGTTGAAGAAAGCTAAATGCAGTAACTCCATTATCTTCAGCATACTGCTCTAAACTTTTATTTAATTCTGGATTAGCGTCATTAATAATCGTTGTAACATCTAGGCCATTTAAATAATTTTTGTATGTTTCTACTGAAGCTCTTAGACTTGAAGTTGTATTGGATTCAAGCCAATCATTTAAATTATTTATTTTATTTGATATTTCTTCACTTAAATCTTCTTGAGAATCATAAGAGTATATATTTTCTGCATAAGTTACATTTGAACCTGTTTTATTTATTGGGTGTTTAAGACCTAATTTAACACTATTAAAATCAGCATCAGAAACTGTAACTAAATCATATAAATCATCTGAAAAATTTTTTTCAGTATCATACACTTCTTGTGATTC